TACCTTTCGGCATCCCCTTCGGCGGCATCGGCATGGACATGGGCTTGGTCGCTGTCTTAGGCATGGTGGTCTCCTTACGATTTTATGTCTAGCCGACGTTGGACGGTTCGATGAACCCGGCGCGCAGGAGCGCGGCGATCACGGCGGGCGGCTGGGTGCTTTTGCCCATCGGCACCGACACAAAGCCGGTCTCGGTGCTAACCGTAACACCGGCGTGAAACAGGTAGATGCTGCCGGGGGCGACGATGTACCCGCCGCCGGCGGGCGTCTCCTCAGGCGCAGCTTCACCGACCGGCGGGTCGCCGTTCGGCTGGTTGAATTCATCGGGCATGGCGCGTTTCCTTACTGCACCTGGCCGAGAAGGTGCCTTCTCGACCGGGGGCTTGCCTTCGGGCTTGCCTTCGGGCTTGTCTTGTTTCTTTGGCATCGGACTCTCTTATTCAGTTGTTGCGCGTGTTTGGTTAGAACTCGCGGGTGCCGACGTAGGCGTCCACGACGAAGCTTGGCGTCGTGCCGGTGATGGTCGAGTCCAGGCGCACGAACCGCTTGGTCGGCGTGAACGAGATGCGGTAGCCGCCGCTGGCGGTTACCGTGGTGGTGCCAATCGGCACGAACGTGGTGTTATCGTCGCTCTGGTTGAGCGTGAACACCGCTTGCGGGGTCGTCCCGCTGACGCCGGACACGTCGATCACGGCGTCCATCGGGGCGAATGACCCCATGTTGCCAACCAGGTCCACACCCTGAATGTTGGACTTGAAAACGCCGGAGCCGATGAGCAGGTCAAGTGTCGTGCCAGTGCCGGTGGCCGTCAAAGGGGCACCGCTTGGAATTAATGGTAGGTACTGGTCTCTCATTGTCGTTTCCTTTCTGGCCTATTGGCCTAAACGCCGACGCGCACGCCGCTGACCCGTGCGAGTGAACGGGTCGAGGCGGTCGCCCAGCCGTAGGCCCAGTCGAACAGGATCTCGATGAACGTGCCTGGGTCGGCGTTGCGCCGCTGCGGCGCGAGCGCCTCCCACTGCCACCCCGACAGGTAGCCGTCGCCGAAGCGAACGGCGTACATCGAGGTGTAGTTGCTCCCCGCCGCCGCATCCGAGCCGTAGACGCCTGACGCGCCCGTAATGGCCGCGCTGTCCGCGCCGTTCGGCAGCTCGTAGGGGTTGATCACGTAGGTGACTTGGTCGCTCTTGCGTCCGATGTCGCGGATCTGCGCGCCCCGGTAGGACTCGAGCATTTTGCCGTACTGGTCCTCAGTGGTCTTGTAGCCCGCGCCGCCTCCCAGGGAGAACAGCGCCATGACGCCCTGGCGGCGCAGCTTCTCGTTCATGTAGATAATCACGCCCTTGCCGTCCGGGGCGTTCAGCTGGGTCAGGAGCGAGTCGAGCTGAGAGACGAACAGCAGGGCCGCGCCCTTGCCAGTCGCTCCGGCCAGGGTGGCCGGCGAAATGTCGATGGTGCTGTTGATGTTCAGGCCCTTTTGGACGTGGTAGGGGTTCGAGGTGGTGTCACTGCCGGCGATGCGCGCCTTGATGCCCACCGGCGCGTCGTCGTTATCCAGGGTGCCGTCGTGAACGCCGTTGATGAACAGGTCATTCAGCCGGTACTTGACTGCCTCGAGGTACGCCTGCGTCTGAAAGACGCTCTGCTTCTGGAACGCGTTGGTGTCATTCTCCAGCCGCTTGTCAATCGTGATGACGTTGGAGAGGATGTACGCGCTCTCGGTCCACCGGGTCGGCAGGCCCTTGGTCGTCTCGGGCAGGCCGTTGATCTTGCGGTGGTCGACGCGGGGCATATTGCGCCCGTCGAAGTAGCTCCCGACCTTGTACATGGTCTGAGAGGTCTCGAAGGGGATGTCGGTGAGAACGCTGCCCTGTTGGTACAGGCACATCGCCACCGCTTTTTGGGCTGGGGCATTGGAGAGGCGAGCCGCCTCCATGAGTGTGAGTGCCCCGACTGCTGCTGCTGGGCCTTGCTGTGCCATGGTAATTAAGCTCCTGCCGCGTGAGCGGCATAAAAAAGCCCCTTTGCGCGGTGCGCGGTGGGGTGATATTGTTTATGATTTAGCGGCCCATAAGCCGGCCTATGCCCTCGGCAAGGGTCGGCCAGCCGCTGTCGGTGCCCGGAGGCGGCGCCTGGTAGGCGGAGCCGCCCGAGGCGAGCGACACGGGCGCGGTAGGGGCCGCCTGGGCCGCTTTGTAGGCGTCCACGGCGGCCTGTTCGCGCTGCGTGATGTAGGTCATCACGTTCGCGGTGAACCGCGTGACCGCCTGCGCGTCCCCGGTGGACCGGATGACCGGCGCGAGGTCGGGCACGGCGTCCAAGAAGCCGGGCAGGGCCTGGGAGACTTCTTGGTAGCGCGTCTCGCCGATCTGCCGGGCGATGGACTGCTGCTGCTGCTGGGTCTGCGCGAGGGCGGCCTCGGCGCGCTGGTTGTTGATCTCCGACTGATACAGCCGGTCGGCCATCTCCGAGGAGATTTCGCCGTTATCGCGCTTCTCCACGAGTTCAGCCGCGATGGACTGGAGCCGCTGGGCCTCGGCCTGCTGCTGCTGCTCCCGCGCCAGGGTCTCCTGGTACTGCTGGGCGGCCTGATTGTAGGCGGCGATGGTGGGGTAACCGGCCTTTTGGGCCATCTCCTGCATCTCGCGGCCTGCCTTATAGGCCTCGTTGTCTTCTTGAAACCGGGGGTCTAGCCCCCACGGTTTCGCGCTCTCCGCTTTCGCGCTCTCCGCTTTCGCAGGGGCGCCTTCGGGTGTTGGTTCGCCCGGAGCGGGGGCGGGTGTACGCTCCGTCGGTGCGGGCGGTGCGGCTTCAGCTTTGGCGTCCTGTCCCACCGGGGGAGTTGTCTGGGCGTCGAGTCCAGCAGGCGGCGTCGGGGCCGGGGCGGCAGTGTCCTCCGCGCCTGCCGAGGGCGCGGTGATCCCGTCTAACGACCAGGAGGACAGATCTTCGGGCATTGGATAAATCCTTTATAAGTACGCTTGTGGTAAAATGAGAGCATGAAAATCGCAACAGAAGAAATGCGGGCAATTATCGCGTCCTGCGAGCCGATGCGGCGGGCGATTGGCGAGGCGCGCCGGCAAATGCGAACGCCGATGCTGTTTCGCGTCAAGGGCCTGCCGTCCTACGACGGCCTCGTCTGCTTCGGCATCGCCGTGGACCCGACCTCCGGGGACGACCACTTGCAATGCCTGGACGGGACGCGGATCAATCTCAAGACTTAAGCTTGAGGCTTTGCCTTAAGGCTCATCTGCGTCTTGGCCATGTCGTGCGACTGGGCGATCTGCGCCGCCTCCTGCGCGCGCTCTGCATCGCTGTCGCTGGCCTCCTCGTCAATGGACGCCTGATCCTGCCGCCCCTGCCCCTCAATGCCCGCCTGCTGCTCGCTTGCGGCCATGTCGAGGTTGGACTGGTGTTCGCTCTGGGCCATCCCGAGGCCCGCCGCGTGCTGGGCCTCCTCGCGGGACAAGAGAGACGCGTGTGAGGCGTGTACGAGCGGCATCGCGGCCTCTGCCGACTGCTCCGCCGCCGTGTCGCTGTCTAGGCCCGCCTCTCGCTCCGCGGACTCGGTGGCGAGTGCCCCAAGCGTGCCCGAGAGCTTCACCGACGGCGAGCTGCGGTCCATCTGGAGCGCCTCCATCGCATTCTCATGTTTGACGTGTTCGAGCTGGGTGTCCGCCTGCATCTGGGCCTGAATGAGCTGCATTTTCGCATGGGTCTGCGAAGCAAGGAGTTCGGCTTCGTGCTGCTGCTGGGCCTGCTGCTGCTGGGCCAGGCCCTGCTGCTTCTGCGCCTCCAGCGCCTGCGGGTTCGGCCCCGAGGACTGCATCTTCTCCAGCACCGCGAGCAGGTTGTCGGCCAGGTCGTCCGACCCCTCCCACGACTTCGCGCGCAGGATCATAATCGTCGACGGCAGCTGCTCCGGCGCGAACATCCCAGCCTTCGCCATGTCGTTGAGTTCGCTGTCCTGCGCTTCGGGGAGCTTCGGCATCGCGGAGCCGGGCGTGATGCGCACCCGGGTGCGGCCGCCCTTGGTCAGGCTCTGGAGGGCTTTGGCCTGCAGGCCGCGCTGCTGGGGGTCTGCCGCCTCGTCATCGGCCAGGAGCTGGCTGGACGTGGCGTTGGCCGCGTACAGGGCGATGATCGCCTCGGTCAAATCCTTAACGAACGTCTCAATCTGCTGGGTGAACAGGGCGAGCTGCGACTTCGCCGCCTGCTGGAGCAGGCTGACCTTGATCCCGCTGTCGGCGGCGGGTGCGGCGCCTGCGATCTGGTCCCGAATGCCGCTGATCGCCTTCATCCGGTCAAGCAGAACCTCGTTGATCGCCATGGCCTCCTGCGTCGGGGTCGGCGGGAGCTGAAACTGCGGCGGGTTGGACCCGGGGCGGTGGTAAATCTTCTTGATGCCGCGCTTCGAGCTGTCCATGAACGAGTCGGCGCCCGCATACGGGTCGGGCGGCGAGAGTTCGCTGTTCTTTTCGATGGCGACGTACACCTGCTGGTTGTCGAGCATGTCAAAAGTGCTAGACCAGCAGCGGTTGATCGCCCGCTGGAGCGGCACGAGCGCGTACACGACGTTGCTGCCCCAGGGCGTGCCGTCCCGGCGGTGGTAGCAGAGCGGCACGAGCGGCAGCCTTGTCTTGTCCTCGGCGGGCAGGTCGCCGTGGTACAGGCACCGGCTCCCAGCGACGATGACCAGCAGGCCATCGGGGTAGGCTGGCGTGGCCGTCTCCATCAGCTCATAGCAGACGACATGGCTTTTGTTGATGCCAGCCGACTTCGTGTCATAGTCAAACTGGCCGGCAAGGTAGGCGTAGCGCGACTGAAAATAATTCAGGACGTCCCCGCCGCCGTCTGCCTGCACCTCTTTCGCCTTGCCGCTCATCGCGCCGTAGCGGTCGATGAGTTCATTCAGCGTGAGCAGTTTGGCCGTGATGAAACCGCGCATCTTGTCCGGGGCGCAGTCGTGTACATCGCCGTAGGGGAAGCCTTGGTACCAGGGGATCCAGTCCACGCGAGGGCCGCCGGCCTTGCCGATGGTGACCTTCTCGATGGTGCCGTCGGCGCCGGTCTTGGGCAGCAGGCCAACCTTGTCCTTGTCCCACTGATAGCGCGCCCAGCAGGTCGTCGTGCGCAGCGTCATCGACACGCCGTCCAGCAGAAACGACTGCAGGCCGAAGTCCTCCTCCCAAGCCCGAATGACGCCCTGCGCTTCTTTGGCGGCGGCCTGGTCGAGGCTGCCGACCGTGAGGCCGGAGATGCGGGCATCCGGCTCGGAGGCGGTCGCGAGGGACGCCACGCGGTCGAGGATGGGCAGGATCTGGTCATCGGTGATGTAGCGGTAGACCTCCGAGCGGTTACGCAGGTCCTCGTAGCCGATCTCGGCGCCCCGCCAGTAGCGCCACTGGCCCTCCTCGCCGGCGGTCATGGCGAGCGACTGCAGAACGCGGTTCTCCATCTCCCAGCGCCGTCCACCGATGCGCGCGTCTTTGAAACGGTCGTGAACGTAACTCACCCACTTGCGCTCGTCGTCTGCTGGAGTGGTGTCTACGCCTTTGCGGTCAACGGGCGCGAGGTCGGAGGAGATGTTCTCGGGGTCGGTCGCCTTCATGCCGGCGGCAAGTTTTGGGTTGAAGAGTGGCATGTGGCTATAGCTTCCACGGGCGCATCTCGCTGGTGCGCCGCTCGGCGCAGCGGTAATCGGCGTAGCGCAGGACGGCGAGTGCCGTGTTGACGGCGTACAGGGCGAGCGCGAGGGCGGCGAGGGTGGCTTCGAGTATGCTCATCACTGCTGCGCGTCCTCGGGCACAAGAAAGCCTTCGCAAACGAGGTTGAGGGTCGGGATGATCTCCCCCTCGGGCACTTCGTCAAAGTGCGCACTCTCCAGCACGACGGCGATGCGCGCCGGAACCATGCGCTCCTCGTAGAAGAAGCCGACGGCGACCGTATCTTTGGGGAGATTAATCGCGCGGCGGTAATACGTGCCGGGCACAAGCCCGGTCAGAAGAACAGAGCGCAGCACGTCCTCCGGCTTGAGGTAGACGGCCTTCAGCCGGTGGGTGAGGTTGGTTAACATGGCTACAGGCTCCACTCTTCGGTTTCGACTTTGTGGCCGACGAGCCGGGCGACGAGCCGGGCGCGGTAGACGGCGGCGAGTTCGGCGTCGATCTCCTCGGCCGTCTTCTCGATCAGCAGGGCCGGCGTCATCGGTGGGCGTGTCATAAATCCGTAGCGCACGTCGTCACTTGCGTGATCCTCAAGGGTCGTGTCCATGTCCTCTTCGTGCCCGGGCCGCTCGTCATAGACCATGAGCGGCAGGGTGCGAATGAGGTTCGGGCAGGCGCCCCGGTGAACCTGCCAGGCGCCCGGCTTGTGGACGTACTCCTTCATCCGGGTCCAGCCGGGCACGCGGTTTTTAACGGCGCGTACACAATTTAAGCCGGCTTGCCAGAACGCCTCGATCTGATACTCACCGCGCCGCTCCGCCGGGTCACGCGGCGGGAACATGGCCGAGTCAGCGGCGATGTCAAAGCCTTCGAGCGGGATGCCCTTGGCCCGCAGGAGCGCGACCACGAGAACCGACTGGGCGAGCGGTAGCAGGCCGGCTTGGTAGACCTCGCCAAACGTGTGGACGTTGCCCTCTTCGTCGGCGGCGTGGATGTGAAACGAGAAGGGTGCAGCGGTGCCGCCGTCCAGGCTGCCCCACTTGAACCAGTGCGCGGGGATGTCCTTGTCCTGAACGACGTGCGTGTCCTCGGCCCACTCGTCAAAGAAGCGGCCGCCGACCTCAAGGAACTGCGCTTCAATCTCCTGCGAGAAGGCGCGGGCGGGCATATCGCGCCGCATATCCTCGATCTCCGCGGGATTGATGTAGGGATTATCGGAGGTCGGCTTCTGCCAGCTCATCCACTGCTCGGAGCGGGCCGGATTATCCGCGTTGCCGCGCTGCCACAGCTCCCAGTAGAAGTCGCGCCCTCTCGGAGTGGAGGGGAAGAAGGCATCACCGCGAAAGTCGGCAAGGTTCGGGCGGATCGCCATCTCCCAGGCGACTTGCAGGTGCTTGACTTTGGCGGCCTCGTTGACGATCACCCGCTTGTACTTACGTCCGCGCGAGCATTCAGGGTCGCCGTCTAGGGACCACATCTCAATGACGCCGCCGGTCATCAGCTCCATGCGCTTCTGGCTGAAATCGGAGCGTGAGATGATGGGCGCGAGGGTGCGCTTGAGCGTGTACCACACTTCGAGCAGGCTCTTGTAGTCCGGGGAGAACCAGGCGACGGGGAACCCTTGGAGCGCAGGAGCCACGAGCAGGTCTTCACACAGAATATCCTTGCCGTAGCGCCGTCCACAATTAATGACGTTGAACCGGCGGGCGTTGGCCTTAATCTCCTTCTGGCTCGGATGCAGGGTCGGGAACTGGAGTATCGACGTATTCGACGCGGATCGTCTGCTGGGTGTTGCTAACAAGCTCTTGTTTCTCGACGTACAGGCCGTGCAGCTTGGCGAGTTGGATCAGGGCCTGTTGACTGCTGACAATTTTGACTTTCGTGCCGAACTCGTTGGGTGCGATCTCCGTGATGAGTCCGGTGGCGTTGTTGGCGTCCGCCACATCGTATTTATAATTGCCCTCGGTGTCCAGCAGGTCCGCGATGTCGGCGCGGGCATGAACAGTGAGGCGGGCCAGAACTTCATTGGCGCCCATAGCGGCAGACGCGAGCCGCTCCGTGATATATGCCTGGATATTAGGTTTCTTGAGGTTCTCGGAGCCGATCGCACCGGCAGTCGCATCACTGTATCCGGCGAGCCGTGCAGCCTTGGTGGCATTCCAGCAGGCGAGGTAGTGTTCGACGAAAAGCTGCTGTTTATCGGTCAAGTTCTCCATACAGGTCTGTAATCATCTCAGGTCAGCGAGTGGTCGCCCGTTGGCCCTGGTC